CGTGGCGACCTCTCTCGCGAAGACCCGTGCTGGGTCCAGCGAAAATGTCTATACGAGTGCTGATGGTAAAATCGCGATGACCACGAAGCAGAATACTACTGCTAAGCGGTTCCGTCGCGAGGTCCGACTCGCCCAAACAAAGCTGGCGGCGGACCCGATCTCTGCAGTCAATGCGGAGGCGGGTACGTCTGTCTACCTTGTGGTAGACGAACCACGCAATGGGGTGTTTTCGGACGCTGAGATCGGGTATCTGATCGATGGGCTCAAGGCGTGGTTGACTTCGGCCAACTACAACAAGATCCTTATCGGTGAGTTTTAACCTCCTTCGGGGGGATAAAAACACAGATACCACCGTCGTATTGACGGAGCAGCGTTAGACTGTCCTGTCCTCCTACTAGAAAGCAGGTGACAGTGAAAAGACAGACCATGCTCGTCAAGGCCTTGCTGGAACAATTCAGCTTGGACCTAGACTTGTCCGTAGAACGTGATCAGCAACGTATTGCTGATCGTTGCAAACACGAGGGGTTGTCGTTTCTGACGATTACCCTTCCCTTGCTTTCAGATGCCCTATTGCTGGGCCTGGAAACTGGGACGTTCACATGTCCGAATAATTACTCGAGACATGGAAGTCTCCCCCGATTCCTCGGAGGTTTCTTCAAACGTGTGTTTGATAAGGATGGTGGGCTATTACCCGATCCTGACATAGAGGCTATAGCAGCCATCTATCAGGTGTGCAACTTCATGAAGAAGCTGCGACTTGACTGTACGCCGAAGCGAAGAGCTAAGGCAGAAGAGTCTTTTCGGGCAATAGAAGACGAACTCCGACATGCGACTTCTCAGATAATGAGAAAGGATAAAACCCTAGATGAGATATCAGGGATTCTATGGTCTCAGGTTCTTCCTGAGCCTAATCACCTTGATCTTATTTGTCGTCATGGGCCTGGGAGCACTGCGGATCGTTACCTCTCTAACGAGAGATTTAGATTACGTAAGTGGACCCAGAGATCGGAGTACTGGTTTCCAAGTGACCTCCACGCCTACCCTAACTATGGGTGGGCCGCAGAGTTTGCCGGAGCCAGTAGTCAAGGAGGTATCAACTACCTCGATCTTAAAGACGAAGAGCCCGTAAGGGTTGTATTCGTCCCAAAGACCTTGACTTCGCCACGAGTCATTGCTATAGAACCCTCTCATATGCAGTTCGTACAGCAGTCCTTAAAGGACTACATGTATGAGGCTATTGAGGGTCATAGCCTGACCAAACGGTC